CTGTTCTTGGTAACGCTATTGCTACTAAGATTGATACTGACCTCATTGCTTTGTTTGACGGCTTCTCTGGTTCTATCGGTGCTGCTGGCGCTGAGATCACTGTTGCTGACTTGTTTAAGGCTGCTGCAACTCTACGCGCTAACAAGGTAACTGGCGTTATCAATGCTGTTGTACACCCTTTCCAAGCCTACCAGTTGAAAGCTAACCTAACTAACACCTTTGCTAACCCAAATGGTGGCGACTTGCAGAACGAAGCAATGCGTAACGGCTATGTTGGAACTATCGCTGGAATCAATGTCTACGAGTCAGCTAACGTAGCTATTGACGGTGCTGGCGATGCTAAGGGCGCTGTATTCGCTCCTGAAGCTATTATGATCGCTATGAAGCGTGACTTTAACATTGCGCCACAGCGTGATGAGTCTCTCCGAGCATTCGAGCTTAACGCTACTGCCGTTTACGGTGTTGCAGAGCTTGATGATGCGTTCGGTATCGAGCTTCTGTCTGACGCTGCACTGTAAGATAGTAAGACTAATAATCTGCCCTCCTTCGGGGGGGCATTTTTTAAAAGGTTAAATAATGGCTTATTCCTCAGACGCTGATTTACTTAAACTGATTCCCGACATTCTTAGTCTGGGCATTGAGTCTTTTGTTCTGGAGCATCCTAAAGCTGAAGCTGATCTTCAGCGAGAGTTACGCATTAAGTGGTGGCCCAGAAAGAACATAGCAGGCGAGATGGATACCACAAAGCTCACACCTGCACAGTTCACTATGGCGAGTGCCTACCTAGTGTTGTGGCGTTATGCTTTGCCCCAGCTTACTAACTGGGTCGATGGCGACAGATTCGGTAATATGATTGACTTCTACAAAGCGCGTTATGGCGAAGAGCTAGAAGCAGTTTTATCTGATGGTGTTGACTATGACGAGAATGACGATGGTTCTGTTGACTATGCTGAGAAGCAACCTGTCGGACAATGGCTTAACCGTTAATGCAAATCAAGATAACCACCAACGCTAAAGAGATAGCCAAGCGAGTAAAGAAGCAAGGCAAAGAATTATCCGATAGCGTTAAAAAGGCTCTATCTATTACCGCTCAAGCTGGCGTTAATATTATTGAAGATAGAACCAGTAAAGGCGTTGGCTATAAAGGAAGATTCAAGCCTTACAATGCAACGTATGCAGCATTTAGAGCGAGTAAGGGTAGAGGTAGTTTACCTGATCTACAGTTTACAGGTCAGATGCTAGGCTCTATGACAACTAAGGCTAACAGCAAACAGGCAGAGATATTCTTTAGTCGAGCTGCTGAGTCTAAGAAAGCTGCTATGAATGACAAGAAAAGACCTTTCTTCGGGTTCAATAGTTCTGAAGAAAAGAAACTGGGTAAGATATTCTTTAAGGCGTTGAAATGAGTGTAAGAGAAAGCATTGCTAATAACTTAGTTGAAACCCTGCAAGCGACAATTGATCCAGTGGCTATCAAGTACGTTACCCGCGAGCCGTTTGATTTTGACAAGTTATCCAGCGCACAGTTTCCAGCTATATTGGTTCGCAGTGCTGGAGAAGATAGAGAAGACAGTTCTATAGGTGGTTCCATTACTCAACGTATGGCTACCATAAATTATGAATTCATTTGCTATGTTAAAGGCTCTGTTATTGATTCAGCCCGCAACAATCTTATTGAAGCAATTGAAGAAGCTCTTGATGTTGACCGTTTGCGTGGTGGGTATGCCCTAGATACGCAGATAACCAATATCGAGATTGATGAAGGTTCTATTGATCCCATTGGCGGGATTATTATTACAGTTCGCGTTTTGTACCAGTACACTCGCGGCACAACTTAACTTAAATTAAAGGTAATTATCATGGCGACTAAAACAGGCGCATCTGGAGTAGTAAAAGTACAAGTCTCAGGCACGACTGTTGCCGTGGTTGGCGAAGTACGTTCTTTCACGTTTGACGGTTCAGCAGACACCATTGAAGACTCAGTAATGGGCGATGTTTCCAGAACCTATAAAACTGGACTAAAAACAAATACAGTATCACTTGACGTATATTGGGATGAAGCAGATGCACAGCAGCTAATTCTTGATGAGCGTGCTTCAATCGATTTTGAAATCTATCCTACAGGCACTGGCACTGGAGAGACTTTCTTCTCTGGAACAGGCATTGTAACTTCTCGCTCTATTACTGGCTCTTTTGATGGCATGGTCGAAGCCAGCTTCTCAATCCAGTGCAGCGGTGACGTAACAGAAGCGCAAGTTTAATTAACTAAGGGGATAAACCATGGGATTAGCTAAAGATTTAAGAAGTAGAAGAAAGTTGCAGGCGCGAGAAGTATTAGTACCTGCATGGGGTGACGAATCTGGAGCGTTTAAGTTGTATTGCAGAAGCATTACTTGCTACGACCTAGACCAGTTGCAGAAGAAGCACCCCGACTTTCTTAACAATACGACTATCGGGGCAATGGTTGATTTGATTTGTATGAAGGCAGAAGATGAAGGCGGCACTAAGCTGTTTGGGTCTGCTGAAGATCGACTTGATTTGATGGGTGAGGAAACTAGCGTTATATCTGACATTGCTAACCAAATGTTTGCAGAGATTGAAACTGTTGAGGCAATACAGGGAAACTAAAAAGCGACCAGTCAAGGATGAATCTGCTTTCCTTGGCTGATCGCCTACACCTTACGATAGAAGAAGCAGAACAAATGCCCGTTAATCATTTCAACGAATGGTTGGCTTATTACCAAATATTGAGTGAGCAAAATGGCTGAAGATGTAAAGATCGTAATAAGCGCGGTAGACAAAACCAAAAAGGCTTTTGGGGGTGTTACTAAAGGCTTGCAGAATGTTGCTAAAGCTGCATTTAGCATGAAGTCTGCGCTTGCCCTTGCCGCTGGTGGTTTAGCTATAGGCTACATGATCAAGCAATCTTTAACTGCTATAGATACGCTAGGAAAGACTGCATCTAAAATAGGCACTACAACTGAAGCACTTAGCTCTCTGCAATTCGCAGGAACCCAGACGGGCGTAACTATTGAAACCGTCAACATGGCTGCACAGCGATTCACAAGGCGTTTAGCTGAAGCTGCTAAAGGCACTGGCGAGGCTAAAGGCGCACTCAAAGAATTAAATATTGATGCTGAAGAGCTAAAGAAGAAATCACTAGATGAGCAGATGCTACAGCTTGCCGATGCTTTCGGTAATGTTACAGCATCAGCAGATAAAGTCCGTCTAGCCATGAAGCTTTTTGACTCTGAAGGAGTCGCGCTAGTAAATACCTTGGCTCTTGGAAGGCAAGGCTTAAAAGATATGTTTATCGAGGCTGACCAATTAGGTTTGGTTATGTCGGGAAAAGCAGCTAAAGGCGTGGAAAAAGCAAACGATTCTCTTTCTAAATTATTTGGCTTGTTTACAGGTTTGCGTAATCAAATAACCGCTAATCTCGCTCCAGCTATAGAGGCATTAAGCAATACAATAAAAGATAAGTTTTTAAAAGACATTAAAGCGGCTGGCGGAAGCGTAGAAGAATTTGGTCTTATTTTAGCTGAAAATATACTTCAAGGGTTGGCGGATATTTTGTTAGCCCTTGGATCAGCGGCTAGGGGTTTTGCTGATTTTGCAAATGGCTTTATTGAAATGGCCAATTACGTTAGGGATTGGATGAATTTAGCGCCAATTACTACAAAAATGACGTATGGTTTTAGCGATTCTATAGACAATGCGGCTGGTAATGTTTGGCGGCTTAAAATGGGCCTTAGAGGACTTAGAGAAGAGGCTGACGATTTAGCTGATGGCGAAGTTCTTCCAACTACGATGCAAAAGTGGGGAGCCTCAATTAAGTCTGCTGGAAATGCTTTGCCTAGCTTGGTAGAAGGAATGGATGCAGTTTCTAAGAATGCCGCAGGGTCATTAACGGACGCTTTAACGTCTGCAATCAGTGGCGCTAAATCTTTTGGCGAAGCTATGAAAGATATGGCTAAAAGCGTTATTGATAGCCTGATTAAAATGATGGTTCAATACTGGATTGTTCAACCCCTGTTTAATGCTATTGGTGGCGCTCTTGGTATGCCTACGACAGCAGCAACAGGAAAGGCAATAGGTGGATCGGTTCAAAACGGGCAGCCTTACATGGTTGGCGAGCGCGGCCCAGAAATGTTCGTTCCTAACCAAAGCGGCTCTATTGTACCTAACGGAAGTTTAGGCGGTGGCGGTGGTGTTACTGTCAACCAGACCATTAACGTATCTACTGGCGTACAGCAGACAGTCAGGGCAGAAATTGCTACACTGATGCCACAAATTGCCAATGCCGCTAAAGGTGCAGTTGCAGACGCTAGACAGCGTGGCGGTGGGTTCAGCAAGTCATTAGTCGGAGCATAAGAAATGCCATTAGCTTTCCCCAACGTAGGCATTACATCAATCAGCCTACGTTTAAAACGAACTGTTGCGGTCACAGAGTCCCCGTTTACCTATGATCAACAGGTGTACGCCCACCAAGGCGCTATATGGCAGGCAGAGGTCAATCTACCGCCTTTAACGCATGACGAGGCACGATCAGTCGAGGCTTTTATTGTTGGCTTAAAAGGGCGCTCTGGCACGTTCACATTTGGACACCCTTTACATACAAGCACAGCCACAAGTACCACATCTGGTACAACTGCGGTAAGGGCTGAAGTACTGGCTACTACTGCTGGCGCTAGTGCTGTAACTGCTGGCACTTATTTCCAGTTAGGCGACTATCTTTATATGGCCACAGCAGATAAGTCTTCTGGCGCTGGTAACCTATCTTTCCAGCCGCCATTACGAACAGCAGTGGCAAGCGGTACAGCATTAGACTTTACCTTACCTAAGAGCCTATGGCGTTTAGCGAGTAACGATATAGGTTGGTCTACGGATGCAGCTTCTATCTATGGCTTTAGCTTTGCATTCACTGAGGCATTGTAATGAGCAGAACATTAAGCACAGAGATGCAGGCTGTTGCTACTGCCGAGCTAGTACGTCCTATCTACTTGGTAGATATGGAGTTCAGTTCTGGCAGCATTTTTCTATGGTCTGGGGTGGGCGATCTTAGTTACAACTCCAATACCTATCTAGGTGCTGGCGACCTGTTATCTATTGGCTCAATCGCTGAAACCGCAGAGCTTACCGCTAATGGCGCAACTGTAACCCTAGGTGGCATAAAGCAGTCTTTGCTTACCCTAGCTAGAGATGAGCCATACCAAGGCAGACCCCTAATCATTCGCCTTGGCGCATTTGATGAAAATGGTGATTTAATCGCAAGCCCAGTTATCTTGTTTAGCGGGTTTATGGATATAATGACAATCGCAGATT